GAAGAAGAAGAAGAGGTATTTGAAATTGATATTAAAGGCAAAACATATTATACAACCAACGAACAAAATGGTTCAATTTATGAGATAACCGATGACGAAGACATTGGTGATGAGGTTGGAGTATTCAAAAAAGGCAAGGCGACATTTTACAAAAAATAAGTAAAAACCATTAAGAAACATATAATAAAATTGTCTAGAAACCAAAATCAACTTATTTTTGATTTTGGTTTCTCTTTATGAATGTAGTTTTATATATTTTTCGATAAAAAAATATATAAGACAAAAATTAAAAACAACTATATATATATTATGATTTTCAAGTTCAATAACCAAAATTATTGTTTCATACATATACCAAAAACTGGAGGCACTTATATTGAAATGTATATATTAAAGCATATATACGGTGAAAATAAAATAAATTTAAAGAATTGGAGATCATTTATGAATAAGCATTTATATACGGATATTAAAAATAATAATTCATACCATATTCCTTACCAAAGTGGAGGACTTGTTAATGCTGAATCTTATCAATTTTTTTCTATAATTAGAAATCCATTAGAAGTCAGAACGTCTGCTTACAATTGGCTAGTTAAAAATAAAAACTATACTAAATCGTTTCATGATTATATGAATGACGATTATTTATTGTTGCCATCGGATAATATAAGCAGATGTTCTACTTTTGGTTTATCACAAAATGAATATGTAAAAGGTTCTAATGCTAACATATTCTTATACGAAGATTTTGATAAAGTCCTTGATTATATAGATAAAATATTTCACAAATCGTTGCTTAGATTTAACAAAATAAATACATGTGAAACCAATAATTTAATTGTTGATGCTTGCATTCAACAAAAAATAGAGTTGATATTCAAAGAAGATTACTTGTTAATAGAACGACTCGAGTCTTCACTTAAATAATGCTGATAAATGTGTTTTAGAGGCAATGTGTGTAATAATTATAAATTAAATCGTACTTTTCTTGTTTTTTGTTTTTTGTTTCTTTTTTTTCGACGTGTACCACCATTCTTTTTAAAAGATGAAAAGTTTATAGCGTTATTAATAAGTGAATTAAAGAACATATATCGAACGTATTGTTTTTCAAAACCGGTTATATCTCCGCTACTATATTTGCCACTTTGTATTTTATCCTGTAATATTTTACTTTCTATTTCATTTTGACTTTTCAAGCGTAATAAATCTTCTAATAAATTGAGAGCTTCTTTATTAGCAGGCTCTCTTATGAAATTGGATAGTTGTTTCAATACCAATAATAAGGGTCGGTTGTTTATTTTATTTTCGTTTAACAATGCGTCTATATTATCACTTGCTAGTATTTGTGAATATTTACTTTGATTTGGATCATTGTCAAACAAAAATAGATAATTTCGGAAAATATTCCAATTTTCATATTTCGTTATATTTTCATCCTCACTTAAGACAACACTAGCATTTGTATCAAATGGTTCATTTGTATTGTTATTGTCATTTATTTGTTTATCCTTTACAGAATATATGTATGACGCAGGCACAACCTCCCATGAATTGACATTTTCAGGGAATAATAAGTCTTCTAAAATGCTTCCGAGGTATTGGTTTGTATAAGGACAATATACATCTTTTTTATTATTATCGTTTACTTCGCCTTCAATGAAATCAACAATGAGGTATATTTGTTTTTGTGGCATATTTGATTTACCAATATTTATATTGTCTACACCGGTTTGAATGTATTTGGTATAGTCTGTCATATCAATTGACGAATCTTCGTTTATGTATTTTTCATAAACATTTTCAATTAATTGATAGAATTCATTGACTTCTTCTTTGTTTTTTGTCAATAATAACGTTTGCCATTCTATATTTCCTGGAAAGAATATTGCGCCGGATTTGACATTGCCTAGTTCACCCTGATCGATATATTTTGCGAGTTCTATTGTAATAAAGTCTTTTAATAATGAATCATCTTTTATTTCATCACGATTCGCAGTAAATAAGGTTGTCTTATATGCGTTTACACGATCTTTTTCTGACTGTGTGGCATCGTCTTTCTCGATGATTTGTTGTTTACGGGCCTTTAAAAATGTCATTGTTTTATTTATTAATTCTTTATATGAAGGATGATTCATAATATCGTTCAACCATGTTACTTTGGTTACAGTATATACTTCTTCTTCTTTAATGTAAGAAAAATTGGTTTTTAATGGGTTATAATAAAAACCTACATCCAGTGTAGTTTTTCCAGGAATAACATAATCGTAGCTCGCATGATAGTTCTTGACTGAATTCATTTTTGTAGGGAAGAGTAATTTCATTATAAGGTACACGTTTTTTTTCTCAATCAACATTATTTCCCGTGGGTCGGCACGAATCTCTTCCTTATACGCGTTAGAATTATTGCCACCGAACATTTTTTTCACAGTCCGTAACAATACATTGCGATTAAAGAAAACCTCAATCAATTTATCATATTCGTATCCGTCAAAATAGTCTTTTGTCAATTCTATATTTGATACTAAATAAGGGTACTTATTAATAGAAGTTTTTACTTCTATGTCAGGATGATACAATAAATCTTTTGTATATTCAATCTTTTGTTTTTCTGGGATATTTGTTAGCAGATTGATTTTTAATTCATTTATTTCAACGCTCATGAATATAATATTGTTCTTATAATATATTCATACTTTTTTATAATTAAACTCTTACATATCGAGAAATTTTATAATTGAAATCGTTTTTTTTACAAAAATGTCTTGAAGAGTTAGTGCATTCTAGATCTTGAATAACTCTGTCAATGTCAAATACAGTATCTCCATCAGACCAATCGTAAACTTGTGTTACATGAAATACACTGCATTTTTCTATAAACTCTTTATATATCTCTACACCACCTATTATTATAATGCGTTTATTTGTATTCTCATTTAGCTTTGTTAACAAGGCATCTGAGTTTTCTAAATTCGTAAAGTATAAATCGGTTGTTTCTTGTGATTTCCATTTATCCGCATCACGAGACAGTACTACATTTATACGATTCGGGAGAGGTCCATTTGGTAAAGATTCATATGTCTTCCTTCCCATGACAATAATTTGATTATCTGTAATTTCGCGAAAATACTTGAGATCACCAGGAACGTGCCATAGAAGTGTCCCTTTATCTCCAATTACGTTATTTTTATTTTTTGCTATAATCAATTCCATTATACATGAATATAGAATTCGTTTTATATTCATTTACTTGATATTAAAACCTTCAAACCCCTCTTTGTCTTTATGTTGTTTTTTTGCTTTCTCAAGAACAACTTTCGCTTTTTGTATATCTTCTTCGCTTACATTTTCAGCTTCTTCCATTTCATTATCAATTTTCGCAATATGATAATCTAAAAACTCTTCCGACAAAACACAAAAGATGCTGTCTTCATTAAAAAGGTACTCTGTAAATATAATAAAACAAAAGGTCACGCCAAGCGCAATATAGATATCTCGGCTACCCATCCAGGCGATTGTAAATACGAGAAGCTGTTTACTAAGTGTGAATTTCAAATAAGATTCCATAGTCTTAGATAATTTAATATTGACAAATCGTGACACTACATTTAATGTTATTATCATTAATCCTGCGAATATCTTGCTATCGTTTATTATTTTGATTTGATTATGCATTTGTTCTAAAAAACTTTCTTTCTTACTATTTTTCATTTTATATATGATGCTTACATATTTGTTGAACTTGTTGGTGCAATATTTGTTTCAGCTAAAAATTTTGATTCAATAATGGAGAACTTACATCCGGGGCTACATACATTGCATGCCTCATTCTTGTATTTTATTTCCGGAAATATATGTTGTACTATATCTTGTTTTACTTCCATATTCTTATGTTTCAATACCCCATTGATGCATTTAAGTTTTTTAAATTCCGTTTGATATTTTTCGTTTTCAAAATCTTCTTTGATATTACGGAACTCATCCTCAAATTTTACCTTCTTGGGACTCTGACTAACGTTCGTATTGATCGCCTCATTCAAACTCTCACTTTCATCTATTATCTCTGATAACTTTGATTCAAAGTCGTACATATTTAGCATGTTCTCCACAATGTTCGATTGGTAATATAAAATTATTGAAGCACAAACAAACAAACCTAAGTATTTATTGACTGTTGTAATGAATATGATCGAACATACCGCTATGAGTTTCCCTAAAGGGGTACCACTTATCATAAGGAATTGTTCCTGCTCTGATAGAAATAAATAAAAAAGTACAATTATTAATAAAAAAGCTAAGAACTCTTGTTGTTTAACCATTTCTTTTATATAATCTGAATAGTTAATTATTTAAAAAAATAATGAAAAAAATTCATAAAAATATCTGCCTATTTTTTAAAGTAAAGTAAAATTATCCATGTCTTTAATTACATCTGCTTCACCTTGGACGAATACGAATAATCAAAATAAAAAAAGGGTTCCTAGTTTAAGAAGACATGCTGCGAATGATGACGTTTCAGAGCACGAAGTCGAAAGAGAAAATTTTAAGAATCGCAAGGTAGAAACCTTTGAAGATTTGAATGAAAAGAATGATAAAAAGGCCATGAAAATTAACGATTTATTAGAAAAAATGACATCGATGGATGACACAGATAATGATAATATGGGAGATTTCAAACCTTTAGAGCCTCCAACAGTACAAATGAAAAAGGATATTCAAACTGAAGCGTTATCTGAATCATTTGTCCCTAAAATGCCTTCTTTTGCTGAGGCATCTATTGAAAATAAAGAAACTAATAAAAATAACCGGTTTGTGGCAAATTATGTTGCAAACGAGGGAAATTCTAACGTTTATAGCCAATACAGCAAGACCTACCAGCCATCTGTGCCCTATTATCAAAAAATGGGCGTAGGTTCAGATTTAGGAGACAATCAACTTATGGAAAAAATTAATTACATGATACATTTATTAGAACAACAGCAACATGAGAAAACAGATAATATCACAGAAGAGTTCTTGTTGTATACATTTTTAGGCGTATTTGTCATTTATGTTGTTGATTCTTTTAGTCGCTCTGGAAAATATGTTCGTTAAATTATAAAATAAACAGAGTTTTCGTCGGGTCTAGTGGTGTCACTGGGATGATATAGTTAAATAAATAATAACCCGTTTGTGTAGTACTGACCGGGTTATTATACTGCGACCATTGATTGACTATCAATATATTATGTGATAATTCGTCAATTACGAGAACCTTATAGCTCTTCTTTTTTTCCAGTATACTTTTCAAAGCAAATAAAAACCCCGTGTAAAAATGCTCTGAATTAGACGTTAAATTAACACTAGCTATAAGGTGAATTGTATTACCATCTAATTTTTCATGAAGAAAGAAAGTATCTTTGAAAAAGAATACACCGAGAACCTTGCCCTGAATTTTCCAACAATAAATATAAATATTACCGTTTTGAATCAATTTAATTAGATTTGTCAGGTCAGGCATAATAATCATGTTGAAAAAACATGGATTAGCAGAAAAATCCGATTTTAATGTATTATTCAAAAAGTCCTCTAATGAGGCAAGGTTCTCCATTGTAATTTCGACAACCTGGTTTTTCGGAGGCAATGATGGGAATTTCACTTCTTTTATATAAAATGTATGCGTGTCAGTAGATACACATGGTATCACACCGTCAACCAAGTCTACTTCTTTTTTCACAATAGATGATTGTATAGTAGGATTCAATACGCGCTGGTTATACTCATGTGTTTGAAGAAGAGAACGATTTAATTGTTGTTGATTCCGGTCTCGATGACTACTTAAATAGTTAATAAAATACATTTTTCGAAGTGAATAACGAGGTTCTCGAAGAGTTGGTAAAAAATACATATTAACAGGTACACTAGTTAAACAGCCGGTTGGTTCTTGATTATAATCACTTATAGATACCTCGTTGCTATTCGTTGTTTTTTCTTTTTCATAATAAAATGATACATATGAAGGTTCTTCGTGTGCGGCAAGAACAGCATCCATATGCGACATCGTTATGTTGTGAATAATGTATATCGACGGCAAAAAATAACATTGTAATAGGTTAACCAATTGTTGCTTCTGTTTATCAGAACAATCTAAATATGGAAATGTAAACACTTGTTCGAAGTCACAAAACTTCGTTTTCAAGGGTACATATCGATAGACAGCGAAAGGTTCTCGATAAAAATATCGCCAGTAATCATAATAATGGAATACTGGTTGAACGTTCCAAAAAGGATATTTTATTTTGATAATAATAAATATTATAAGAAATAGGATAATTGTAGTTAGTAAAATATATTGAATCATAATTTGACTCCATATATTTAAATCGCATTTAAAACGGAATTTACATAGGCTTTTCTAAAATATACATGTATTGGTGTTCTTCTCCGTTCAATTCTTTTAGATCTGTTTTGGCATGAAAGATAAACCCCATTTTTTTTGCCATTCGGATAATATCGGAAATCTCCTCCATATAATAAGTAATTTCGTTCTGACGTACATGTTTGGTAACATTGTCTGTAAATTTTTCTCTTAATGCGACCTTATTTGTCTTGTCTACATTGATGGGTATAAAAAACTGCTTCTCGTATTTGAAGTCTTCATATTCGGCAATCGCCTTATTATTTTGGGTCTCTTTCTTTGGAATAATAGGTTTCCAATCTAATTCATCGTCTTTTAATGGTGAAACCGCATTAAAATGAGTTCTTTCAGCCAAATGGAGAACTAAATAGCCGTTTGGCTGCAGCCATTTCATACAATTCGCAAAAAAACGTCTTTTATTCTGTATATGGTAAATGGTAAAGTCAGTACATAAAATATGCGTGAAGGTAGAATCATCAAATAATAATCCATTTGACACACAACCTTCTTGTATTTCTACATTCGGATATTTTGTCTCACAATCTTTTATCATGGGTTTGGATTTATCTACGCCATATGCCTTGTATCCTGCTTCATTCAGTTGACTTACAGTGTGACCGGTACCACTACCAACGTCAAGGAATACACTATTGTTTGTATCAGGCATAGTCATTTCTAGCAGTTTCAATAGCTCCCAATTTACCCGTTTTTCCGTGTTATTTAATTCCTGATAAACAGAACTATAAAAGTCATCATAACAATCTTCGTCCTGTTTATATACATATGGTTCATGTTGGACGAATGTCTCAATGGGAAGATTATCCTCATGCAGAGGCTTGATTACTAGCTTATACGCAAGGTATATAACCGCAATATTTACCAAATAACCTATGACAGGAGACTGTTTGTTTGATTTTAATAAGGATGAAAAAAGTTCCATTTGTTGTTTTATTATAACCTTATATAATAAAACAGTATTTTTTAAGTATTTTAAACAGAATTACGCAGTTGAGTTCTAGTATGATTGAAAAATTGTTCTCTTCCAATGGTAGAATCCATCACATTTGGGTGAGGTGCTTGGCTAAAGTTATTTTGCTTGAAAAGCATAGGATAGGGTTGAACGCTGGGACGAGATACAACGGTAGTCTTGTATAGGTCACTGCTTGAACCAGGGATATATTGTCCCTGGGAGGCTCCATGTTGAAGAGCAAAATATTGGTTTCTTAATGAATTTTCAGTTTCCACCTCAGCAAAATAACCTGACACAGGAGCACGAGTATTTCCAGGATTGAAATTAGCGCCTTGATTATAAACTGGGTAATCCAGCTTAGCTGTATTCGTTTTGGGATATTTATCAACAATGCCGAACTTGGTATATTTTGTAGATACACTGCGAGGGTCAAAATTGGGTGCGAGAGGCGAATCTGAATAATTTCTCATCTCCATGCGTCGGTTTAATTCTTCTGTTCGTTCGTTCTGGCCGTATTGTATTCCTTGATGAACTCCATATAATTGTCCTTTATTATGTAATTCCATTTATGCTAAAATATATATTATAGAGTCACATATTTTAGAATCGTTAACTTCATTTATATGGTAATAATTTGATTTGCTTTTCTTTATATAATTCAAATAATACGTTTATGTGTCTTAAAGCATCAAATCCATTGTCTATATATTCATTTATTAGTTCATCGTCTGAAAATAATTCACTTTCCTTATAAGCCGTGCGAACTGTATTCCAAATATTATGTCCCAACGAACCCTTTTTTATCAGTTTATGAAACTCTCTTTTTTTCAGTTGATTGTTTTCAAATGCTGCGGAATTGTCCCATTTGCCATATGTATACCCCATTTGTCTACACAATCGTAGTTTTGTTCGGTACAATATAATTGGAACAGTTCGTGTCATGTTTATCATTGATTATGGTATAATTTTTATATTACTTCATTTGAAAACATATCATCTATAAGTGTATCCAAATTATATTTTCGTTCCCATCCCAACGTTTGTTCTGCCTTTGTAGCATCACCCAATAGCAAATCTACTTCGCATGGCCGAAAATATTTTGAGTCAACCTTTATAATTGTATTTCCAGTTTGCTTATCTTTTCCGATTTCATTAACGCCTTCGTTTTCCCAAATTATTTCCTTTCCTATTTTGGCAAAGCATTTTTCTATAAATGAACGCACAGTGTAAGTCTCTCCTGTAGCTAATACATAATCATCTGGGACATCTTGCTGTAACATAAGCCACATACCATATACATAGTCTTTCGAATGACCCCAATCACGTTTACTATTCAAATTTCCTAATGTCAAAACGTGTTCTGGATTTTCCTGTATTTTCTTAACATTATTAACTATTTTCATTGTTACAAAATTTGCCCCTCGTCTAGGTGACTCGTGATTAAACAATATTCCATTACAAGCATACATACCGTAACCTTCACGATAATTTTTTACAAGAAAATGACTGTATACCTTGGCACACGCATAAGGAGATTGTGGATTGAAAGGAGTAGTTTCTTTTTGTGGTGTTTCAAGTACAGCGCCATACATTTCACTTGTGCCTGCTTGATAGAAGCGAATCTTGTTTAATATTTCTGTAGGAAAGGTACGGATTGCCTCTAATAATTTCAATGTCCCAACCCCATCAATGAGTGTAGTATATTCAGGTATTTCAAAAGATATTTTTACGTGACTTTGCGCTGCCAAATTATAGATTTCAAAGCGTTCGAAATTAGGGTGTTCGTGAACTATTTTTGTAATGTAGTTTGTTAATGATGAACCATCACTCAAGTCGCCATACTCAAGATGAATATCTTCCCTGATGTGATCTATCCTTGTATGAGAATAAAGCAGTGATGTACGACGAACAATGCCAAATACTTTGTATCCCTTTTCGATCAATAGTTCAGCAAGATATGAACCATCCTGACCTGTAATGCCTGTAATGAAAGCTAATTTTGTCATTATAGGCATAAAGATATTAGGTTTAAATTATTTTTATAAATAAATATAGAA